ATTATGGACTCTGCGTGGCGTGCTGACTTGTTTACGTTTGCTATCCACCGCACAGTAGATGTGGCTTATGGCACTAGAGAAAAGCGTAAGAAGATTATCAACCAAGGCGCTGAGTTCACTATTATTAACTTTGATGGGCTTGAGATTGTTGCCGATGATATTGAAGCGGCTGACTTTGATTTGATTGTTATTGATGAAGCTAACGCCTACAAGAACCCTACAACCAAGCGTTGGAAGATTCTAAACAAACTAGTCAAGCCACACACATGGTTATGGATGCTCACAGGTACACCTGCTTCACAGTCACCTGTTGATGCGTATGGTATTGCTAAGCTAGTGAACCCTGATGGAGTGCCTAAGTTTTACTCACACTTCCGTGACCAAGTGATGCAGAAGATTACGATGTTTAAGTGGGTACCAAGGCATGATTCAGATACCATCGTGCATAAGGCATTGCAACCTGCGATACGCTACACAAAAGAAGAATGTTTAGACCTGCCTGAGATTACGTATACGACACGAGATGTACCCCTAACGGCACAGCAAAACAAGTATTACGAAAGATTAAGGCAGGACATGTTAGTCAGAGCCGCTGGTGAGGAAATCACAACGGTTAACGCCGCAGCTGCCATGAACAAGCTCCTACAATTATCTTCAGGTGCAGTGTATTCAGACACAGGTGAAATCATTGAGTTCGATGCAAGCAACCGCTTGAACATTCTTAAAGAAGCTATTGATGAATCTAGCCATAAGGTACTTGTGTTTGTGCCATATCGCCACGCTATACAGATTGTGTCGGAAGAACTAATCAAGTCAGGCTACACAACAGAAATCATTAGTGGTGATGTGCCAGTCAATAAACGTACTGAAATATTTAAACGCTTTCAGGAAACACCGCACCCACGAGTGCTAGTGATTCAACCACAAGCCGCTTCGCATGGTGTAACGCTTCATGCGGCGAACACAATAATCTACTGGAGCCCAGTGATGTCAGTAGAGACTTACTTACAAGCTAACGCTCGTGTACATAGAGCAGGTCAAAAGAACCCAAGCACCGTAATACACCTACAAGGCTCACCTGTAGAGAAGCGTATGTATAAGATGTTGCAAGAGAAAGTTGATGTGCATACTAAAATAGTTGACCTATACGGGGAACTACTTAGTTGACATTGTCAACTGTACGTATATAATGAAAAGAAACGATATAAAAAGGAGTTGTAAATGAGTGATGCAAAAGCTGACAAGCTTGCACTAGCATATATAAAGATGCGTGACAAGCGAAAAGAACTTCTTGCCGAGTATGAAAAGGCAGACGGTGATATACAAGTTCAGATGGATATGGTCGAAGCTGAACTAACTAAGATGTGTCAGGAACTTGGTGCAGACAGCATCAAGACCCCACATGGTACGGTGTACCGTAGTGTACGTACTAGCTACCAACCTAACGATTGGGATAGCATGTATAAGTTCATTATGGAACATAACGTCCCACAGATTCTACAACGTCGTATTAGCACAACTAATATGAAACAGTTTTTAGATGAAAACCCAAACCTCATGCCAATTGGTATGAACATTGATAACAAGTACACAGTTACTGTAAGGAGAAGTAAATAATGGAAACTAGCCCATTGACAGTCGATGAGGTTGCGAAGATACTTCGTGTCTCACGTCAAACGATTTATGTGTTGTGCAGAGAAGGCAAACTACCGCATTTCAAAGTAGGCACTAAACTACGCTTCAAAAAAGCGGACATCGAAGCAATCTGTAATACAAATAACTAAGGAGAAGTAAACATGGCAAATGAACTAAGCCTATTAAGCGGTAACTTACCTGCGCACTTGCGTGGTCAGTTAGATGAAACAACTAAAGCCCTTATGGGTAACGTTAGCGGTGGCGAAGGCTCAAGCGTTAAACGTATCTCAATCAAAGGTTCTGTATTCCGTATGATGGTTGCGGGTAAAGAAGTTGCTAAGAATGAAGACCGTGCAATGAATGTAATCATCGTTGGCGCATCTCAGTACAACTCACGCCACTACTACGAAGGCACATTCACAGAAGGTCAAGCGGGTAAATTACCTGACTGCTTCTCAGATGATGGCATTCAGCCTAGCCCAAGAGCTACAAGCAAGCAGTGTGATACTTGTAAAGACTGCCCACAAAACATAGCTGGCTCAGCACAAGGTAGTGCAACAGCACGTGCATGCAAATTCTCACGTCGCTTAGCTGTGATTCTTGAGAACGACCAACAAGGTGACGTATTCCAATTAACATTACCTGCACAATCAATCTTTGGTAAAGCCGATAATGGTAAGATGCCTTTGGAAGCATACGTTCGTTTACTAGGTACAAACAATGTATCAGTGACTAGCGTAGTTACAGAGATGCGTTTTGACACAAGTAGCGCCACACCAAAACTTACTTTTAAAGCAGTACGTTATTTAGAAGCTGACGAGTTTGCTAACTCACAAGCTAAAGGTAAAACTCCTGAAGCTAAGACAGCTATCGGGGCTACTGTTGGTGAATTAGACAAGGCTCTACCTGCACCGACACCTGCTCCTAAAGCCGAAGCTAAGCCAACACCTGCACCTAAGGTAGAAGCTGAGCCTGTAGATGAGCCTGTAAAGCGCACAGCCAAGAAAGAAGCTGAAGCGCCTAAAGACATCAACACTGTTTTAGACGACTGGACTTAAGAAAGGTTTGGGGCAAAAGCGGATGCTAGTGGACACTACTCAGTTTGTGCGGGTTAAACTGCACACTCCCACTAGACGCAGCGAGTAGCCCCTTCTACATATGATTGGTTATTCACAACAACTAGTAAAAGCTAACAAGTCAGCAAACCAAAAATTACTTGGGGTGCAACTTGGAAGGCATTGCATTAAGAAAGACATACCTGTTGCTCATGTAGCCAAATCATTCGGTGTATCGAGGACAGCAGTATACGCATGGTTCAAAGGCGAGAGCGAGATGTCAGATGCTCACTTTGCGATTGCACGTAAGTTTTATATAAAGACGGCGTAAAGCCAACCGTTGTGCTAGTGCCACTAGCATGAAGGGATTATTGTCGGCGGAATTAGAGGATATAGCATGACCTCATGGAGTTCTTTTCTCTCCACGGTGCTACCCGAAGAAGGTACTGGGTACTACTGTATAGGGAGCTACAAAAAAGGAACGAACCCTCGCCAAGATTTTGCAGATACGATTGAAGGTGCTGAAAAGTTAATCCAAAGTGTGCTTGATGAAAAGCGTGATGTTTACTTTGGCGTATCAAAATTTATCACCAACGAAAATAGAAAAGCAATTAACGCAGGGTGGGTAAAAGCGTTCTTTTTAGATTTAGATTGCGGACAGAAGTACGCAGATGAAGGAAAGGGTTATTTAACACAGACTGAAGCATTAGCTGAGTTAAAGAGATTTTGTGATGAACTAAAGTTACCAAGACCGAACATTGTTAGTTCGGGTAATGGCATACACGTATCTTGGGCATTGACCAGTACGTTGTTGAACACAGATTGGAAAGCTACTGCTGAGCTATTGAAGCGTCAAGCGGTGCAACGTAAATTGTTGACTGACCCATCTAAGGTTACTGACCTTGCGATGGTGCTACGCATACCTGATACGTTGAATTTTAAGACCGACCCACCGAAAGAAGTTACGTGGTTGAAGGAAGCTGAAGCGGTAGACCCTGCTGAGTTTAAAAAGCTAGTATCAGAAGGCTTGGAGAATCTTGGGCTTGATTTAACCAAGGCACCACGTCGCCCAATGGACGACACAACTCGTGCGCTATTGGGTAACTACGTGTCTAACTTTGGCGACATCATGAAGTCAGGTGGTTGCGCTCAGCTGTTACACATGTATAAGAACCAAGCTACGATTGAGGAGCCGTTATGGCGTGCGGGTTTAGCTATTGCTCAGGTTTGTGAAGACCGTGACACAGCTATTCATAAGATGTCATCTAATCACCCAAGCTACTCAGCAAGGGAAACTGAGGAAAAGGCTAACTCAACAGGTGGCCCATATAAGTGCGCTACGATTGAGACCTTGAACCCAGGCGGTTGTGATGGTTGTCCAAACAAAGGTGTTATTACTTCACCAGTGCAGTTGTGTAAG